AATCAATAGAGATTATAGAGTTTATATTTGCTTACAAAATGGGACAAGTCCAGAAAATCCTAAAGGAAGTCCTTCACTAGATGAACCATTATTTACAGATTTAGAACCAAGAGAAGCAGGTACAAGTGGAGATGGTTATGTTTGGAAGTATCTTTATACAATTCCGCCAAATGATATTGTAAAATTTGATACTTTAGACTATATAACTGTTCCAACTGATTGGGAGACGAATGAAGAATATCAAGCAGTTAGAAATAATGCTTTATTGGGAGGTCAATTAAAAAGTACAGTTATATTAAATAGAGGTGCCAATTTAGGTGATCCTGCAAGAATTTACACAGGAATTAAAGTTATTGGAGATGGTTCTGGTGCAGAAGCTACGGTAGTAATTAGTTCTCAATCTACTGTAGAATCTGTAGTACTATCAAAAGGTGGATCCGGATATACTTTTGCAAAATTAGATTTATCTACAGGAAGTTTTCCAATTTCATCTTCAGGAGATGATCCATCTATTGAGGTAATAATTCCACCTCAATATGGGCATGGATACAATATATACAGAGAATTGGGAACTACAAAAGTATTAGTATTTTCTCAAATAAGAAATGATTTAGAAAATCCAGATTTTATAGTAGGAAATAAAATTTCTCAAATTGGATTAATTTCAAATCCATTAGAGTTTAATTCTAATGAATTATTATCTACAAATCAAGCAACTTCACTGTATGCTTTAAAATTAACGGGTGTTAATCAACCTAGTGATTATCAAAATGCAATATTTGAACCAAATACAGTTATATCACAAACTGTTTCTACTGGAAGTACTGCACTTGGTATGGTAATTTCTTATGATAAGAACACAGGTGTTCTTAAGTACACCCAAGATAGAACTTTATTTGGATACACTTATTCTGATTTAAGAATACAAGATTATTCTAATTATGAAAAAGTAATTCAGTTTAATTCTACAGCAGGTACTGGAGGGTCTCTTGAAATAACAGGAGCAAACATAAATTTAAAGATCGATAATACTTTTAATGGTAATAATCAATCTATAAATAATAGAAATTATTATTTTGGTCAAACATTTACTAATGGTATAGCAACTCCAGAGGTACAAAAACATTCTGGAAATATAATCTATATCGATAATAGACCCGCGATAACAAGGTCTATTAATCAAAGAGAAGATATTAAAATCGTTTTACAATTCTAACTTCTAATTATGCCACAGATCACTAACTTTAACACTTTTCCTTATTTTGACGACTTTAATTCTGATAATAGTTATTATAAGGTATTATTTAAACCTGGATATCCAATACAGGCTAGAGAACTAACAACTTTACAATCTATTCTCCAAAATCAGATTGAAAAATTTGGTACTCATGTATTTAAAGAAGGATCTGCGGTTATTCCAGGTAGATTTTCAATAAATAATGGATTTTATGGTATAAGACTAGAAACAAATTATTTGGGATTAGCAGTTGAAAATTATACTAAATTTTTAATTGGAAAAACAATTACTGGACAAAAAACTAACGTTAAAGCTAGAATTGAGTATATAGACGAAAACGATAGTAAATTACTTTATATAACTTATCTAAATTCTTCTCCAGAAAACGTAACATTATTAAGTTCTGGCGAAGTTGTAACAGTAGATCAACAAGTACCCATAACAGAGTCTGGAATAACAACATTAAATGCTGGTCAGGGTATTGGTGTTATTGAAGAATCTACAGTTGGAACTGCAGTCTTTGTTTCATCTGGTGTTTTCTTCTTAAAGGGACATTTTGTACAAGTAGAACCTCAATATCATGTAATTAATTCAAGATTTCCAAGTGAAAGTGCAAAAATTGGATTTTTAGTTCAGGAGGAAATTGTAACTGCTGAAGATGATGCATCATTATTTGATAATTCTCAAGGTTTTGAAAATTACTCAGCTCCTGGTGCTGACAGATTTAAAATTGTAGCTAAGTTATCTTCAGTTGGACTTAATGAAGAACAACTTCCAGAAAATTTTGTGGAGTTGATGAGAATTCGTAATGGACAAGTCATATCAGAAAATACCACTAATCCAGAATATAATATTCTTGCCAATGAATTTGCAAGAAGAACTTATGACGAATCTGGAGACTATTACGTTAAACCATTTACCTTAGATGTAAGAGAATCTTTAAATGATCGTAAGGGAAACGATGGATTATATTTTGAAAATGATATTACAGACTCTGGAAATTTGTCTAGAGATTCTTTAGGAGTTTATAAAATATCTTCAGGAAAAGCATATGTAAGAGGATTTGAAGTTGAAGTTCCTTCTCCCGTAAATATAGACTTTGAAAAACCAAGAACTACAAAGTTATTAAAAGACGAATCTATTAGTTATTTCACAGGGCCAACTTTTACATTAAATAGAGTTTATGGTCGTCCAACTATAGGTATTTCCACAAATTATACAGTATCTTTGAGAGATCAAAGAGTTGGATCAATTGGAACTGCTTCAAGTGGAGATGAGATTGGAATTGCAAGAGTATATGATTTTGCTTTAGAATCTGGTTCTTATGATAGTTCCTTCCCAGATTTTAATCAATGGGATATTTCACTATATGACCTTCAATTATACACAAAAATTGTAGTAAACGAAAATATTTCTACTTTAAAAGTACCTACTTTAATAAAAGGTAAGTCTTCTGGATCTACTGGATTTTTAAGATCCGATGTTACAAATTCTAATACTTTAACAGTTTACAGTATAAATGGTAAATTTATATTTGGGGAAAAATTACTATTTGATGGACTAGAAAGTAATAGAGTAATTACTTCTGTTACAGAATATGGTGTAAATGATGTAAAATCATTATATTCAAGTCAAGATCAATATTTTAGTGCTGATGCTGTTCAATATACATCATCAAATGTTGGAAATGTTTCTATAACTGCTAGACATAATCCAACTGGTGTCTGTACTGTAACTAAAGTTGATTATGATTTTACTTCAAAATTTAAAGTCAATAGTTTAGTAACTTTTAGTGTAAGTGGATCGTCATTAAAAAATATAGCAAGAGTATCTCAAGTTTCTAGATCTTCATTACAAATTGTAGGATTAACAACTGTATCTGGTGTATATGAAGGATCTCTTTACACATCAGTACAAACACCTCAAGATTTTTCATTAGTAAATTCAAAACTACAATCTTCTTCGGATAATACTTTCTATACTAATTTACCTAAAAGATTTGTAAGTTCAGTTGATTTAACAAACTCATATTTAACAATCAGAAAAGTTTTTAATGTAAATATTGTTTCTGGTTCTATAACCATTGCCCCTCAAGATTTAGAGGAAAATGAGACTTTCCTACCTTTCGATGAAGAAAGATATATCCTTTCTAGAGCAGATGGTACAAAAGAAATTCTAACAACAGATAAGTTTAATCTGCTTTCTGGTGGAAAAGAATTAGTAATTAATGGATTAGGATCTAATAGTTCTGCAACTTTAGTTGCAACTATGAGAAAAAGTAAAATAAAATCAAAAAATAAATTTAAAAATAGAGTAAAAATTATAACAGTAGATAAATCAAAATATGAAGAGTCTGGAATTGGAGCGACTACAAAAAATGATGGATTGACTTATGGTAATTATCCCTATGGTACAAGAGTACAAGATGAAGATATTTGTTTACTATATCCAGATGTAACTAAGATTCATGGTATATACGAATCTAATACACTAGGAGATCCTGAACTACCATCACTATCAATCACTAACATTGTTAGTTTAAACACATCAGCATTTGATACTCTAATTGGAGAAGAACTAATTGGACAATCTAGTGGAGCACTAGCAATAGTTCTCCAACATAGAGATTCTAGAACAATATCAATTTCATACTTAAATGAACAAAAATTCAGTAATGGGGAAACTTTAAGATTTTTAGAATCTGATATAACTTGTAGTTTAAGTTCATACTCTGATGGCGATAGAGATATAACTTCATCATATACTTTAGATACTTCCCAATCTTCAACGTCATATAATTATTCAAAAATAGTAAGAAAAACTATTTCTCAAGAACCTTCAAAGAGAATAAAAATTGCATTTGAGTATGCTTCTATTCCATCTTCAGATACTGGAGATATTTTAACAGTAGATTCTTACAATCAATTCGATTATTGCGATTTATCTACTATCAATGGCATTAAAGTTTCAGATATTATTGATATTAGACCTAGAGTTGCTCCTTATACTGTTCAAGAAAATGCTAGATCTCCATTTGAATTTTTAGGAAAATCATTTGTATCTACAGAAAATCAAAACACAGATATTCTAGCCCCTGATGAGTCTATACTTTTAGATTATTCAATTTATTTACCTAGAATTGATAGAATTTTCTTAAGTAAAGATAATAGAATTATTGTCCAATACGGAATTCCATCAGAAACTCCTGAAATTCCCGATGCTATAGAAGATTCTTTAGAAATTGCAAAAATAACATTACCTGCATACTTATGCGATGTTAGTGAAGCTAAGATATCTTTAGTCAAGCATAAGAGATATAGAATGAGCGATATTGCTCTTCTTGAAGATAGAGTTAAAAACTTAGAATATTATACCTCACTTTCATTATTAGAAACAAATACTTCAAATCTAGCAATCAAAGATGATTCTGGACTAGAAAGATTTAAATCAGGATTCTTTGTAGATAATTTTACTAACACTATTTCTCAGGAAAAATTAACTTCTCCAAAAAATAGTATTGATATTAGAAATAATGAACTAAGACCATCATCTTATACTACTGAATTAGATTTAGTTCTTGGTGCAACGTCTCTAACTGGAGTTGGGGGACCAAAAAATGCAAATCAAGATCCAAAATTTGCAACAGACTTAATTGGAAATAATATTAAAAGAAGTACTACAGATCCATTTTCGGATGCTGTTGCAGATGGTATGGGTGTTTTAACTTTAGATCACGATGAAACTTTATGGATTACCCAAACATCTGCAACAAGAGTTGAAAATATAACCCCATATATGGTCACATTTTATGTTGGAGATATTACATTATCGCCATCATCTGATATTTGGGTTGATCAAGTTAGAGTCCAAACAAATACTATTGATGGATTACTCGGAGGATATTCAGAAACTGAAGTTCAATTAAATGCCAGAGATGTTGATCCTCAACTTGGATGGTCTCCTATCTTATGGAATGCTTGGGAAGATAATTGGACAGGTACAACTATAACTGATAGAGTAGATAGAACAAGTACAACTACAACTATTCCTGGCACTGGATTCCAAACTGATGGATACAGAACAGAAACTACAGATACAACAATAAGAACTACAACTAGAACAGGTACTTCTAATAGATCTGGATCAGCAAAACAAATTGCTTATACTCCAGGAAATACTTATAATTTAGGAGATCGTATTTTAAGTGTTGACGTTGCTCCTTTCCTAAGATCTAGAAATATAGAATTCATTGCTAGGAGAATGAAGCCTCAAACTCTTCTTATTCCTACTTTTGATAAATTAGTTGTTTCTCAGTTTGTAGTACCAAAACTGTTAGAAGTAGAAGTTATTTCTGGTTCATTTATTGTAGGAGAAACTGTAATTGGTGGAGTTTTAAATTCTCTTACAAATAATTCACCTTACATAAGATTTAGAGTAGCCTCTTTAAATCATAGAAACGGACCTTTTAACAATCCAACTGATGTTTTTAAAACGAATCCTTACACTAGAGAAGATTTATCAGCATCTTATGATTCTACAACTACACTGTTAAATGTAGATATTTCTTCTTTAAGTCTACAATCAGAAACCAATTTCTTTGGATTTGTGACAACTGAAATGGTATTGGTTGGACAAACTAGTGGATCCAGGGCGGTAATAAAATCTGTAAGACTTGTCACGGATGAAACAGGTACAGTAATTGGATCTTTCTTTATCCCAAATCCAAATGCCCCTAGTGCTCCAAGATTTAATGCAGGTAATATAGATTTTGCTCTTAGAAGTGCTGGATCTTTAAACCCAGACATTCCAGGATCTCAATCAACATCAGCAAAAGCAACTTATTTTTCAACTGGTTCTATAACACCAGTACAAGGTACAATAATTTCTACAAGAAATGTAGAGGTTAGAACTGCAGATATTGATGAAAGTAGAAATATCTCCGATACTACAACATCTATCGTTGATGTAAAAACAACTATAGATTTGGTTCTACCTCAACCAGTACCAAGTCCACAACCTCAACCAATACCATTACCTGTACCAATTCCAGTACCTCAACCAGTACCTGTACCACAACCTGCTCCTACACCAAATCCAGTACCAAGACCAGCTCCTGCAGGTGTAACACCCACACCAAATCCAGTACCAAGACCAGCAGCTCCTGGAGGTATAACACCTCAACCACAACCAAGACCTCCTGTACCTATACCAGCACCTGTTCAACCACCTGTACCACAACCAAGACCTCCTGTACCTGTACCACAACCT